ATGCATTGGAAGAACAAAAGTTTTATTTCGACAGAGTGAAGGTTCTGGAAAGGATGCTCGCGACGGCGATCCCCTTATAAGCCCCCCTCCCCTTCGACCGAGTAAGGAGGGCCGTTAGGGACCGGGCGGGGGCCCCACTTCCAATAGAGCGGTTATTTTCAGACCCATTTTCAAGGAGGTTATCGTTATGGGGGTGAGGTTGCCAACCTCGAAAAAAACGATCAAAAAGCAGACGGTCGAAAACATGAAGGCGCTCGGGGTTTACAAATCGGAATACGACCTGCTGATCGACCTCTACGCCGAGATAGTCGAAGAATATCAGGCCATCCAAAAAAAATTTAAGGAGGCCGGCTATCCATACGAAGTCGACACACCGGGCGGCGGAAAGAAAAAATCACCAATGGCGACGCAGCTTGAAACCTTGCGCAAGGACATGTTGGCATATGCCGACCGACTCTGCATCACACCGCGGGCGGAAGCACGCAAGAAGCCAGGAAAACCGAAAAAGCAGTCTGCATTAGCGGACGCGCTGGCGGGTCTGGATGGATAAACCGAAGAATCTTAAAATCGTCCTCGACTATGCGCGGAGTATCGTCGAGGGAACAAAGGTCGCGTGCAAAGAGACGATCCAAGCATGCCGGCGTTTCCTTCGCGATATGGACGATCCGCGCTATGACTTCCGCCCGCGCGATGCAGAATTCGTAATCCAGATCATTGAAAAAACATTTGTCCATGACCAAGGCGAAAAGCTCGACGGCGAACCGCTGCGCGGCAAGCCCTTCCTCTTGGAGCCTTGGCAAAAGTTCATCGTATACGGCCTACTGGCCTTCTTCCATGCCGGCACAAACATCCGGCGCGTGAAGGAGGCTTTTATATTTGTCCCGCGCAAAAACGGAAAAACGCGCTTTGTCGCCGCGCTCGCATGGGCGCTCGGGCTGCTCAGCCGGAAGTCCGGGGCAACGATTTACATCGTGGGTGCCGCGCTCAAGCAGTCGCTGCAATCGTTCAACTTCATCCTGTACAACCTTGAGCGGATGGGCGAACGTGAAAGTTTCCGCGTGCTGGACAACAACCAGGAGCACAGCATCAGCGGCGACCTCGGCGACGGCAGCCTGTTCATTCAGGCGCTCGCGGCCAACCCGGACCGGCAAGATTCGCTCAACTGCAACATAGCGATTGCCGACGAGCTGCACGCCTACAAGAGTCCGAAACAGTACAACATCATCAAAGAGGCAATGAAGGCGTACAGCAACAAGCTCATGATCGGGATCACGACAGCCGGCGACGACATGACATCCTTCTGCTACCAGCGCCTGCAATACTGTCAGAAGGTGCTTAATGGCACGATTGAGGACGAGCAGTATTTCATCTTCATCGCCAAGGCCGACCAAGATGAAAAGGGAGAAGTCGACTATACGAACCCGATTGAGCACGAAAAAGCCAATCCTGGGTACGGCGTGACCATCCGGCCCGAGGACATCATGAACGACGCGCTGCAGGCGCAGAATGATCCGCAGCAGCGAAAGGATTTCCTCGCGAAGTCGCTCAACATCTTCACCGCCGCAACGCGGGCATATTTCAACATCGACGAATTCAAGCTATCCGACCGCAAGTACAAGTGGAAGCTGGAAGAACTGGCGCGCCTGCCGATCAACTGGTACGGCGGTGCCGACTTGGCGAAGCTGCATGACTTGACGGCTGCAGCGTTGTACGGGGAATATCAGGATGTTGGCATCATCGTCTCGCACGCTTGGTTCCCGATCGTGGCCGCGGCGCGCAAGGCCGAAGAAGATGGCATACCGCTTTTCGGGTGGGCGGACGACGGCTGGCTCACCATGACTAACTCGGCCGTGACGAACATCGCCGAGGTGGTCGAGTGGTTCAAACGCATGAAGCGTTTGGGCTTCAAAATCAAACAGATCGGCTTCGACCGGAAATTCTCGCATGACTTCTTCCGCGACGCCAAAAAGGCCGGCTTCAAGCTTATCGACGAACCGCAATACTTCTGGCGCAAGTCGCAGGGCTTCCGTCGGATCGAGCAAAAGGCGAAACTCGGGAAGCTGTACTACTTGCACTCCGATGCCTATGAATACTGCGTCCAAAACGTCCATGGCATTGAGAAGACGGACGATCTCATTCAATACGAAAAAATCGAAGAGAACCGGCGCATCGACATATTCGACGCGTCGGTTTTTGCTTGTGTTCGGTATCTCGAAGACACGGACCAAGTGAAGGCGCAAGGCGAATGGCTGAAAGGTGGTGATAGTGCTTGAGCAAAAAGCAGAGGCAGAGGGCCAGACAACCGACCTCGCAGCGCTCCGTTCAGGGTGCCGAGAACACGCTTCTCGGGTATTGGTTGAAAGGCGAAGACCTGACGTTGCCGACGGGATACGTTCCGCTCAGCGAAAACCCGGAGGTTCGGATGGCAGTCGATCGGATCGCCGACCTGATTTCGTCCATGACCATTCACCTCATGCAGAACGCCAACGACGGCGATATCCGGGTGCGGAATGAGCTCGCGAAGAAGATCGACGTCAACCCGTACAGCCTCATGACACGAAAGGATTGGATGTATTTTATTGTCCACACGATGCTGCTGGAGGGAGACGGGAACGCGGTCGTGTTTCCGACGATCCGCGACGGTCTGATCGACGAGCTGATTCCGTTGCCGCCACATATGGTCACGTTCTTGCCGCCGATTCAAAACGGTATCGGGGCCGCGACCAGCTATCAGGTGTCGATCCAGGGGCGCATGTACAATCACGACGAGGTGCTGCACTTCCGCCTCAACCCGGACCCACAGCAGCCGTGGCTCGGCCGGGGATATCGATTCATCCTCAAGGATGTGGTCGGTAACTTGGCTCAGGCCGCCAAGACCAAGAAGGCTTTCATGGGCGACAAGTGGCGGCCGGCTGTGATCGTCATGGTTGACGCAGATTCATCGCAGTTTGCGAGCGAAGAAGAACGCGACAAACTGATCCAGCGTTACATCGGCAGCGGTGAAAGCGGAAAACCTTGGATATTGCCAGAAGGCATCATCCGAATCCAAACAGTCGAGCCGCTCAGCCTGCAGGACATCGCGATCCACGAGAGCGTGCAGATCGACAAGCGAACGGTGGCGGCCATGATTGGCGTGCCGCCTTTTTTCGTGGGCGTCGGCGACTTCAAAAAAGACGAGTACAACGCATTCATCCGCAATCGCATCCTACCTCTTGCCAAGGGGATCGAGCAGGAGCTGACGCGGAAACTCCTGTACTCGCCGGACCTGTATTTCCGGTTTAATCCGCGAAGCCTTTTCGCTTACGACCTGATCGACCTAGTGACAGCCGGGACGGCACTTGTTGACCGGAACACGCTTCGGAGGAATGAATTGCGTGACTGGATCGGTATGAGCCCAGACCCGGAAATGAACGAGCTGATCGTCCTTGAAAACTACATCCCTGCTGATCTTCTCGGCGAGCAAAACAAACTCAAGGACATCAAAAAAGCACTTCAAGAGGGAGGTGATGGCAGTGGATAGGGGAATTCGTCAGACGCGCAGTCTCAAAACCGAACTCAAGACGCGGGCCGAAGGCGCCGACGGTGATTTGACGATTGAAGGATATTTTTCAGTATTCAATCGCGAAACTGAGCTTTGGCCGGGAGCATTTGAGGAAATCGCCTCGGGGGCGTTCGATACCACGCTGTCGAACGACATTCGGGCGCTCATCGACCACGAAACGCGCCTGGTGCTCGGTCGGACGAAAGCCGGCACGTTGGAACTGCGGGCCGATAATTACGGCCTTTGGGGCCGCATCAAGATTAACCCGAACGACACCGACGCGATGAACCTCTATGAGCGCGTCAAGCGCGGGGACGTTGACCAGTGCTCTTTCGGCTTCAACATTGTCCGCGAGGAAACGGACTGGCGCGAGGATGGGACGGTCAAATGGACCATCCAAGAGATCGACCTGCACGAGGTCAGCGTCGTCACCTTCCCGGCCTACGAGGACACCGGCGTCGCCGCGAGGCAGAAACAGGTCGAAGAATACCGTGACCGCTTGCTGCAGGCGCGAAAACAAAAACTTATCGAAAGGGTGAAGAAAATTGCTCAGACAACTG